AAAGGGTGGAAAGAGAGGAAGAAAAGCATTACCAAGCTCTTAAAGATATGTTTCGTACAGAGGGCTGGAAAGTATTAATGGATGAGCTTAGAAATAATGCCATCCAAATAAATTCTGTAGAAGTAACGAAGGACAACGAGGACTTACATTTCCGTAAAGGACAATTAAATATCCTTGCCTTCATGCTTAATATGGAGTCTACCGTTGAACATTATATAGAGGATAGCAATGATTCTGTTTGATTTTGTGTGCAAGTATGCTCATGTAAATGAAAAACTTGTTTCACGTGAAACTAAACAGATTGATTGTCCTCAATGTGATGAGGTAGCAACGCGAGTCATCCCTGCTGTCAGGTGTAGTCTCGACCCCGCTTCTGGACATTTTCCAGGTGCAACAGATAAGTGGGTTCGTTCCAGAGAGCAGAAGATGGCATTAGAACGTAAGGCAGCCGAACAATAGTCCTTCGGGGTAGCTAGAGTCGGTCTTAACGGAGTTTAATAATGGCAACACTAATTGACCCAGTAGAGGTAGATGAAGTAAATAGCGTGGAAGAACCTGTCCAAGAAGAAGTAAATACTTCGGAAGGGGAAGCAGAGCTTGCACCAATGTACCAAGGTAAGACAATAGCTGAAGTAGCTAAGATGCACCAAGAAGCTGAAAGCCGATTGGGAAGTCAAGGCGCTGAAGTTGGAGAATTACGAAAGGTAGTAGATAACTTCATTCTTAAACAGTCGGAAACAAAAGCACCTGAACCTGCTGAAGAGATAGATTTTTTTGCTGACCCTGACAAAGCTGTAGAAAGTAAGATTGCGAACCACCCTGCTATTAGGGAGGCTCAAGAAAATACTCTACGGATTAGACAAGACCAAGCTAAGCAGGAGTTGATTAACAAACATCCAGACGCGCAAGAGATTATTCAAAGCTCAGATTTTATTAACTGGGTAAAGAGTGATGATATTCGCATTGAGCTTCTAACTCGTGCTGACCAACAGTATGACAGTAGAGCTGCTGACAATTTGTTTTCTCAATGGAAGCAGATTAAGCAGATGTCACAAACTGCTGTTCAAGACGAGAAAGATGCTAGAAAGGATGCTGTTAAGAAGGCTTCTACTGGTGGGGCTAAAGGTAGTTCTGAAACCCCATCCAAAAAGATTTATCGAAGGGCAGATATTATTGAACTTATGAAGACTGACCCTAAGCGTTATCAAAGCATGGAACCCGAAATTCGTCGGGCGTATGCAGAGAAGCGCGTAAGATAAAGGAAATTAAACATGGCTGGTGAAACTTCTGGTGCGTTTTTTACTGCAAACGCAACTGTAGACAAAACCGCAGCGGGAACTTTTGTACCTGAAATATGGTCTGATGAAGTTATTGCTGCATATCAAAAATCTCTGAAGATGGCTCCTCTTGTTAAGACAATGACAATGTCTGGCAACAAGGGTGATGTTATCCACCTTCCTAAGCCTACTCGCGGCTCCGCTAATGCTAAGGCAGAAGCTGTTGCTGTAACTATGCAGGCTAACTTGGAAAGTGAAACTACTGTTACCATTAACCGTCACTACGAGTATTCTCGTCTGATTGAAGACATTGTTGAAGTACAGGCTCTTGCCTCACTTCGTCAGTTCTACACTGAAGATGCTGGTTACGCTCTCGCTAAGCAGGTTGATGATGACCTGTTCCGCGCTGGTACTGGTTTTGGTAGTGGTACTTTTGACCTGACTGTTCCTGTTACTGGTACTTGTACTGGTACTGCATGGGAAGGTGCAAACACGTTCTTTGTTGACGCTTCTAATGGTCTGACTGCTTACACTGACGACACTGTTGTAGCAGCAGACGTATTCACAGATGCTGGCTTCCGTGCGTTGATTAAGCGTATGGATGATGCTGATGTTCCTATGACTGACCGCGCATTTATTATTCCACCTGCGCTGCGTTCTGCAATCATGGGTACTGAGCGTTATGTATCTGCTGACTTCCGTGAAGGTGCAACTGTCCAGTCTGGTTTGATTGGTTCAGTTTATGGAATTGACATCTATGTCTCTTCTAACTGCCCTCTCATTGAAGACGCAACTTCCAACTCTGTTGGTACTGCTGATGTTCGCGGTGCTTACCTCATTCACAAGGATGCCCTTGTCCTGGCTGAGCAAATGAGCGTTCGCTCACAAACTCAGTACAAGCAAGAGTATTTGTCAACTCTGTACACTGCTGACACCCTTTATGGTGTTCAGGCACATCGTCCAGAGGCTGGCTTCATCCTTTGTGTCCCTGACGTATAAGTTAGGATAGGTTGGGGGGCTTCGGCCCCCTGACTTCTTATTATGAAAAAGAAAGACCCAAGATTAGCAAGAGCAGGTGTCTCTGGTTTTAACAAGCCTAAGAGGACTCCTAATCACCCTACTAAAAGCCACGTTGTTGTAGCCAAGTGTGGGGATGGAAGTATTAAGACAATTAGGTTTGGTCAGCAGGGTGTATCAGGCGCTGGCAAAAACCCAAAGACAGAAAAGGAAAAGGCGAGGAGGAAGTCTTTTAAAGCGCGTCATGCTAAGAACATAGCAAAAGGTAAGTGTTCCGCAGCGTACTGGGCAGATAAAGTTAAGTGGTGAAATAGATGGCAACAATTATTACTAAGTTTTCCTCAACTTCGTCAGCCGTACCTTCGGCTTCAGACTTGGTTCAAGGTGAGCTTGCTGTAAATACCGCAGACAAGAGACTGTTTACTGAGAACAACAGTGCAGTAATTATTGAGCTTGGAACTAATCCATCTTCAATTACAACTGGAGCTATTACAGCTACTGGTACAGTTACCGCTAACTCAAACCTAAGCTCTTCTAATGCTGTGTTAACAGGCGGTACAGTAAACGGAGTAGTGGTTGGTGGCTCTACGCCCCAAGCTATTACTGGTACGTTAATAACCGCTAATACAAATTTTGCCGGGGCTTTAGTTGGAAATGTAACAGGTAACGTAACGGGTAATTTGACAGGTAATGTTACTGGTGATTTAACAGGTAATGTAACTGCTTCAAGTGGTACGACCACGCTTAACAACCTTGTACTAAATGGGACTGTTGATTTTAATGCAGCAGAGCTAACTGACCTAGCCACCCCTACGGCTGCTTCAAGCGCAGCAACTAAAGGTTATGTAGATACAGAAGTAGCAGGTCTTGTTGACTCTGCCCCAGGTACGCTGGATACCTTAAACGAACTAGCAGCAGCGTTAGGTGATGACCCTGACTTTGCAACCACAATCACCAATCAGATAGCTACGAAACTTGCATTAGCAGGTGGCACCATGACAGGTGCTATAGCAATGGGAACAAACAAGATTACAGGTCTTGGCACTCCCACGGTAAGCACAGACGCAGCTACTAAAGCCTATGCCGATACAATGCTGCCCTTAGCTGGCGGCACTATGACTGGCAACATAGTCTTAGGCTCTAACAAGGCAACATCTACCGCAACTCCATCTGCTGATGATGATTTAACTAGAAAGGGTTATGTAGATTCTATTCTAGGCAGTGCAACCTCTGCTGCTACAAGTGCAGCAAACGCGGCAACCTCTGAGTCAAATGCTGCAACGTCAGCTTCAAATGCAGCAACTAGCGAATCAAATGCTGCAGCTTCTGCTACAAATGCGGCTAACTCTTACGACTCTTTTGATGACCGTTATCTAGGTACTAAGACTAGCGACCCTGCTTTGGATAATGATGGCGATGCCTTGATTGCAGGTGCTTTGTATTTCAATACCTCCAGCAATGTAATGAAGGTATACAGCGGCTCTTCTTGGGCAAATGTAGCACCTACTGCAACAAGCATTACTTTATCTCAGGTGTCTGATGTCACAGCTACGGCAGCAGAGGTAAACGTATTAGATGGCATTCCCGCTACTTTGACAGCAACAGAGCTAGGCTATGTCGATGGCGTTACCTCTTCAATACAAACGCAGCTAAACGCCAAGCAAGCCTCTGATGCCCAGCTTACAGATATTGCAGGGCTTACACCTTCAGACAGCAACTTTATAGTAGGTAATGGAAGCAACTTTGTTACTGAGTCAGGAGCAACTGCTAGAACATCATTGGGTGTTTCGATAGGCTCTGACGTTCAGGCTTATGATTCAAACTTAACTAGCTTTGTTGGGACTTTTACTTTACCAACTTCAGACGGAACGGCTAACCAAGTATTAACTACTAACGGAAGCGGAACACTATCTCTTGCGGATGCTGGTGGTGGTGCTTGGACGTTTATAAACTCAACTACAGTTTCTGGGACTGTTTCGTCTATTGATATTACTTCTGGAATTAATAGCACATACGATATGTATGTGTTGCAGCTTGTAAAAGTGGCGCCTGTTAATACAGGAAGTGGCAGCCCTTTTAAGATTAGAACATCTACAGATGGCGGGAGTAGCTTTGACTCAAGTGGCTATTCTTATGCCGCAGGTTCTATTAGAGATTCTAGTGCTTCATATGCAAACTTGAACAGCGCAAGCGCCAGTGAAATAAGAGTTAGTGATTTTGGTCAGGGTGCAACATCTGGAGAAAGTTTAAGTGGATTTATATATTTAGTAAAACCATCTGACGCTGCAAATTTTTATCTTTTTTGGGATTTAGCTGGTCTTAGTTTTCCAACCTCTCAATTTCAGAGGCATTTTGGTGGTGGGCAAAGAG